GTATTCTGTAGCAGCCTTCCATTTTGCTTGATTCTTTATGAAAGTCAATGACTCTGTAAGGTAGTGTTTGGTCTTACGTCCTGGATACACTGGTGGCTGTGTTTGTTTGGCAGGTTTAACTTCAACGAGGTATGTCTTTGACTGGTTATCTTTAGTCTTTACACGGATCTTAAAGTCGATGAAGTATCGATGGACCCTGTTGTCAGTCGGGCATCTATATGGGACTACTGTCTCCTCTGAACACCACTTTATGACTGATGGATTCTTATCACACCATGAAGCGAATCGTGTTTCCCATGAGGACCTCATCACGATCTGCGTAGGGTCTCCCTCGTACTTATCGGGAAACATGGGTTTGTACATTCTTTTATGAAACATATCATTATTTATCATATAAATAGTTAATAAACGTTTTAGGAATAGAATAATGGGAATAGGCTTAGGAGCAGCACAAGCTAATAAGATGCAAGCCGTCAAGGATGCTAATCAACCTGCTCCAAACACACAAGATCCTAAGCTACAAGGCAGTAGCCTTTATCAAGCTAGAGGATCAGCGGCACAGTTTGATTTAAACAAGTATAAGATAGAACAGCACTCTTATCCTAGCGATCTCATGAGTCCTATGGGAGAGTATGGTGGTAACTATGCTATATTCTACATCAATGTAGCAGTCGACTCTAAGCTACTTAAAGATCCTACAATTCAGACAGTCAATGATAATACTCCAAGGGATGTAGGTGATGCTGCAGGCCTATCAAACAAATATCAAAGTGGTGCTGGTGGATTAGTAGCTGGTCAAACAGGCGTAGCTCTCGGTGCTTTAGGATTGGGCGGTGGCTTAACAAGCACAACTACATTAAATGGTTATACATCTACTGGATTATCAAGCGCGACATATAAGACACTTGGTACTGCAGCGGTCGGTGCAGGTGTAATAAAGTCTGTAGCATCTACTTTCTCAGGACAAAAGAAAAGGTTAGCTACAGCTATAGCATTACATACACCAAATAACATGTCTACTACATATAGCGTTAGTTATGAAGAAGAAGAAACTGATACTTTTGCCATGGGGATAGCTGCAGTTGGTACAATATCACCAGCATTTAAGAAAGCAGCAGAACAAAAAGGTATGTCAGACGTATCTGGTTCAGTCGCTGCAGCAGTATTAGCGCAAGGTCTTAAGTTACCAGGTAGTGCTGGTGTTTCTAAGGTTACTGGTCTTGCACCAAATCCAAGAAAAGAACAGATATTTAAACACGTTAACTTTAGACAGTTTACGTTTGACTATCAGTTCTATCCAAGAGATCAACAAGAAGCTGAGAACGTACTAAACATCATCTATCAATTTAAGCTTCATATGCATCCAGAATTTAAAGATGCAAACAACTTCTTATACGTATACCCATCAGAGTTTGACATATTCTATTACAATGGTGGACAAGAAAACTTAAACGTCAATAGACATACATCATGTGTACTTACCGACATGGTAGTTAACTACTCTCCAAATAGTCAGTTCACAACATTTCCAAATGGTATGCCAACACAAATCAACGTGACGTTAACCTTTAAAGAGCTTGCAACCCTTACTAAAGAGAAAATACAGGATTACCTATAATGTACTTCGACAACTTCCCATCATTCTTATACCCATTTAAGATCAACGGTAAGATTGAGTATAAACTCATGAAAGACATCTCGCAGAACGTGCGTGTTCGTAAAGAGATCCTTTCTAGCGTTACCTTATATGACGAGTATGACATACGAGACGGTGAGACTCCAGAACATGTGGCTGAAAGGGTATACGGTTCACCGCTATATCATTGGGTAGTCATGTTATGTAACGATAAGTATAGCTATGTGGATGACTTTCCATTGACTATACCACAGCTTGAGAAGCATATTACTGCCAAGTATGGCAGTAAGAAGTATGACGTTCATCATTATGTAGACAATAATGGTTATGTGGTAGACTCAACACAGGGTACATCTATATCAAACTATGATCATGAATTTCAACTCAACGAGACTAAACGCAGGATCAAACTTATATCTCCTACCTTACTTGATACGATAATCAAAAACTTTAAAGACCTTATATAATGCCAGCAAATTCTGAAGCCATACGTTTCGCGGGAGATGTCTCGATCGATAAGATTGAGATGATATCTTCGAACGGGTTTGGACAAGAAATAACTAACCAAGTAGTAGCTCTTGAGATATTTGAAGACTTATGGTCTCCGTTCATCTCAGGAGTAATAGCACTTAAAGATTCATTAGACCTAGCTAACTTATTTCCATTAGTAGGTGAAGAGTATCTAAACATAAAGATCCATACACCATCCTTCGAAGCTAAAGATAAGATCATACAAGATCAGTTCTACATCTATAAGATGTCAAATCGCGAGATGGCTGGAGACAGAAGCGTCATCTACGAACTACACTTCATATCACGGGAAGCCATCGTAGACCTTAATAAAGCAACGTGTAAAGCATACTCTGGTAAGTGTTCAGACATCGCAAAACAAATCATCTCTGGTCAAGACGGATTAGAATCAAAAAAATCTACTGTCATCGAAGAGACTCCAAACGGTGTTAAGTTCATATCAAACTATTGGCCTCCAGTAAAGAGCCTAAACTATACAGCAGAGACTTCTGCAAACAGAGACGGCGCAGCCAACTACTTATTCTTTGAGAACAGGTTAGGTCTTAACTTCGTATCACTAGACTACCTGTACAGAGGCGATATATTCCAAGAATTCGTTTATGATAACTACATGAGAGACTTTACTTCAGACGGCAGGACCACCAGAAACGTAGAGAAAGAGTATCAACGTATCATAGAGATACATATACCTGACGTGTTTGATTACATGGAACGTATTAGGTCTGGAATGTATGCAAATAAGATGACTAACTATGACTTAGTAACAAAGAAGTATGTTGTCAAGACTTTTGATATGCTTGAAGACTTCCCTAAGAACAAACACTTAAATGACTTTTCTGCAGCATCACATAAGTCTATAAGAAGATTTAATGCTAAAGGATTTACTTATCCTAAGTATCATGGAAACTTTAATAACTTTGGTGACGTGACTAATTCTAAGACCATTCAAAAGCGTATGTCACAGTTAGCTCAAGCAGAAGCTACAAAGATACAGATCATAGTTCCTGGTAGAACAGACTACACGATAGGTAAAAAGGTACACGTTAACCTTAATAAGTTTAATCCTATAGAAGGTCTAGATTCAGCAAAGAACACTATAGATAATATGTTCTCAGGTAACTATATCATATCAGGCATAAATCATTTCATAGATAGAGAGAAGCATCAGTGTCATATGGAGTTGATTAAAGATTCATTTATAGTAGATTTAGATAAAGGTGGGAAGTAATGAGATTATATACAGGATGCGTAGAGAATAGACAAGATCCACTAAAGCTTGGTAGATGTCAAGTTCGAGTGGCAGGTCTACACAACTATGATAAGACCCAGTTAAAGACTGAAGATTTACCATGGGCTTATCCTATGCAACCTATCACATCTGCGGGTATTTCAGGTGTTGGTCATACTCCACTAGGTCCAGTCGAAGGTTCATGGGTAGTCGTCATGTTCAGAGACGAAGACGAACAACAGCCTATCATGTTAGGTTCTGTAGGTGGTATACCACAAGCACAAGGTACGATAGATCAAGACGATGATCAGATGGTATTGAAGGCAGATGGCATGTTGCCTGGTTCTGATGGTCAGACCATAACAGATAATAACGGTGACACTGTAACTAATACGTCTGCGACTCCTACTGAAGAAGTTACTGGTTTAAATGCAGCCAGTTCATATAATGCATCACAAGACGCCGTCAACTTAATCAAACAGTTTGAAGGTAAACAAAATACTGCTTATCAAGACTCTGTAGGTATATGGACAATCGGTTATGGTACTACTAAGATTAATGGAGTTCCTGTAGGTCCTGGTATGACTATCAGTGATTCACAAGCAGAACAATACTTATTAGACCATATCAACACCCAAGTAGTACCATCCATTCAAAAAGTTAAAGCTCCAATCACTCAGTCTATGTTTGATGCTATGTGCTGTCTAACATATAACATAGGTAATGGTGCATTCGGTAAGTCAACATTAAAACAAAATGCTGATGCTACAAACTATACACAAGCTGCCACATCCTTCATGGATTGGAACAAAGCTGGTGGAAAAGTCTTAGCAGGATTGACAAGACGCCGTTCTGCAGAGCAGACTCTATTCCTTAAAGACGGTATACCAAACGTATCAGGAGATGTCACACCAGTCAATACGCCTCCAGTAGATCCAGTAGGTTCAAACCCAGTAAGTCCATCTGGCATGCCAAATAATGGCGCTGCGATGGTGGCTGGATTTAAAGATCCAAAGGGTAAGTATCCGCTATATCTTAATGAGCCAGATACTAACAAACTTGCAAGACATGAAGACATCAAGAAGACTATAGTCTATAAGAAAGAATTAGCAAGAGAAAAAGGTGTACCAATTCCTGGTGCTACAGGTTGGGATCAATCACGTATACCATACAACACCACGTACCCATTCAATAAAGTATTTATGTCAGAGTCTGGTCATGTCATGGAATTTGACGACACAGAGAACTCTGAACGTATCCATCTCTATCATAAAGCTGGTACTTACATGGAGATCGACGCAAACGGTACAAAAGTCACTCGTATAGTCGGTGATAAGTATGAGATCCTTGAACGTAATGGCTTCGTATATGTTAAAGGTGCGGCAAACGTTACCATCGAAGGTGACAGCAACGTACTCATCAAGAACAACATGAACCTAGACGTATACGGTAACGTCAACATGAACGTGTCTGGTAACATGAACACTGCAGTGACAGGTTCATATAACGTCAAGGCTGCTTCAATCAACTTAGAATCTACAGGCGTTACAAACGTATTCTCAGGCAATAGTGTAAACGTACAGTCTGCTGCAGCACAAAACTTTAAAGCTGGAGCAACATTTAATGTCGATGCAGTAAGAGTAGACTTAAACAGCGGTACAGCAGGTTCAGCTAGTCAAACAGGATTAACTATACCAGCTGCACAACAACCTGAAGAACCCGTATTTGAAGACCTTATAGTCATCACACGCGGAGTACAAGCTGCAGCACACTATGAGACTCCTGAAGAAGGAGATCCTACAGAGTATCAAGCTAAACAAGTCGCAGATGGAACTTTAGATCCCGCAGACATAAATTCTGGCACGGCAAAAGGTTCTGCAGCTGCACCAGCGAATGATGCTAATGCTGCAGCACAAAGTTGTGAAGTCATATATGGTATGGCTAAGTTCTCTGCAGACCTACAACTATCAGATCACTTTACATTAGGATCATTGACAAGTAATGGTACGCGCCTACCAGTGGATCAGGTAGGGTTGACTGCACAACAAATAGTATGTAACCTTAAAGGTCTTGCTGAAAACTGTCTTGAACCTATCATTAAGATGTATCCAAGCATGATCATAACATCAGGCTTTAGACGTCCAGGTGACGTAGCTAAGTCAAGCGCAACATCACAGCATTATAACGGTGAAGCAGCAGACATAATCATCCCAGGATTTAATAGACAGAAGATGTATGATGCGATTCAAGCTATACAGCAAGTTATTCCATATGACCAATTAATCCTTGAATACTCAGGTGCTACCACATGCTGGATCCATTGTTCATTTAAATACAACACTCCACGTAAGATGGCGTTTACCATGAGAGATCACTATACATATCCTCCTATGGGCCAATTTACACTGATAGCATAATGTTCTCACCGCCAAACATAACGTTGACGACTGTTGGTGAAAACCAAAATATAAGACATAATATAGTCTATGTAGAAGATACGACTCCTACGTATGGAGCTACAGGAGTTGGAGTATCTACTGGTGGTATAGCTCATCGCGATGTGGTCATAACGACTACTATGCCTAATCCTACTATAAAGATTAAGGATAACACGATAACTGGATACTATACAGACCCATTTGATAATACGATAAGTTATAGGACAGTGAATGATACGTTCGTCACTGTAAGTAAATGGCAAGACATAGCCATGGCCATAGCAAATGGTGTATTGTCAGAACTATACTACTATAAGGCTGATACAAGACAAAGGATCATCTATAAGTACACTGCATCATGGAATGGTCACTCAAAAGAGTATCAGGTAAACGTAGATAATGACTGGATGGCTGGTCGTAATCAGTTAATTAAAGTGACTAATTTAACGCATTATCAGAAAGACTTGCTGGTGCAATGGATAAATAATAATAGTGATAAAGCACCATGGGCAAACAACGTACTTAACATACTAGATATAGAAAACTATAACACATGAGCACTCCACTAATACCATATACCTTCCAAGATAGGACAGGTTCATTAAACTTAAGAGAGCTAGATGCTAACTTCCAAGCATTAGCTACGGCCACTACTGGTGGTCCGGCTTCTATATTTGATGGTGGAGCTCCGACTACATCATTCTCAGCAGGCGCACACCTTGACGCAGGGACAGTAGCTTAATGGCATACATACAATTACAATTTAGAAGAGGCACTGCAGCTGAATGGGGAGCTACGGGAGCAAATCCTGTGCTCGCTGAAGGTGAGATGGGTATTGAACTTGACACCCATAAGTTTAAGCTTGGTGATGGTATAACTGCATGGAATGACTTAGCATACGGCGGTATACAAGGTTTAACAGGTTCGACAGGAGCCACGGGAAGTGTAGGTCCTATAGGTGCGACTGGTCCTACAGGAGGTGCATCAGGACCTCCAGGTGCTTCAGGTGCAACAGGTTCTACTGGTCCAATCGGAGCTACAGGTGAATTAGGCCCACGCGGTTATACTGGTGCTACAGGAGCTACCGGTATACAAGGCGCAAGTGGATCTACTGGTGTACAAGGTGCTAGCGGTGCTTCAGGCGCCACTGGTTATCAGGGTGCATCAGGAGCTACAGGTACCCAAGGAGCATCGGGTTCTACAGGTATAGATGGTGCTTCAGGAGCGTCAGGAGCCACAGGTTTTAGAGGAGCATCAGGTGCCACAGGAGTACAAGGTTCTACAGGACCTAGAGGAGCATCAGGAGCTACAGGATTTACTGGATCTACAGGTCCAATAGGTGCTACAGGTCATATGGGTGCAAGCGGTGCATCTGGAGCGACTGGAGTACAAGGTGCATCAGGAGCTACAGGTTTAGGTGCGACTGGTCCACAAGGTGAACAAGGTGCATCAGGTGCCACAGGATCTACTGGTCCGATAGGTGCGACAGGACGTCAAGGTGCATCAGGTGCAACTGGTCCAGATCCTACAGTAGCTAACGTATTATACGTATCGAAGAGTGGTAACGATTCATTTAGTGGTGGATCTTTAGGAAAATCATTCTTAACTATCAAAGCTGCGTGTGCTGTAGCTGCAGCTGGTACTACCATTTTTGTTAAGAGTGGTGAATACATCGAAGACAACCCAGTATTCTTACCAGCAGAATGTGCAATCATAGGTGATAACCTTAGAACTACAGTAATCAAACCATTAAATGTAGATCAAGACATATTCCATGTTAATAACGGAAGTTATATCTGGGGATTCACATTTAAAGATCATGTGGATGGTGCTGCAGCAGTAGCTTATCCTCCAAGAGATGCCGCTGGTAATATCACAGCGATACCAGCTTATATAACCCGAAGCCCATATACTCAAAACTGTACTTCGTTAACTACGACTGGTACAGGTATGTACATCGATGGAAGTGCTGTAGAAGGTCTTAAGTCAATGGTACTTGACGCGTTCACACAATACAATCAAGGTGGTATCGGCGTTCACATAGACAACGAAGCATACGCTCAGCTAGTATCAATGTTCTCTATCTGTACACATATCGCAGTATGGGCTACAAACGGAGGTTATTGTTCTATCACTAACTCTAACTCATCGTTTGGTACATATGGATTAGTAGCTGATGGATATGGACCATTATTACAGACAGGTCTAAGTAGTGGAGTAGATCAAGTAGGTTCCACTATACTCATAGATGGATTAGAATTTAGACCAAGCGTTGGTGATGCTATCACATTTGGATCTTACAACGATGTACCAGGAGCATCAGGAGTTACATGGTATACAGTCGATACTGCTACTCCTTTAACTGCTCCAACATCAAGAATAAATTATGCTAATGCAGCTGCTCTAATGACTCTAAACCGATCATTTATACAAGAACAAGTCATAGCATATATCGATCAACAAAATCCTGGTTATACATATGATAAAGCTTTATGTTATCGAGACGTTGGAACGTTCGTTGACAAGTTATCAAACGATGTGGCATTTGGTGGTAATCAGAAGACCGTAGAAGCTGTACTAGCATATTGGTATGCCGCTATCAGTCCTATACCATCTTTAATAGGACCATCTACTGATGGATTTAGTTACCTTAATACTATATCACAGAACATCATCATTAATACTAGTGCAGGTAACTTATTAGGTGGAGGTCAAACACACCCGCAAGTATATGATTACACTAAGACAGGTGGAGCTTCAGCTGCTTCAACTCTTACTTCATTAGTATCAATAGTTAATAACGTTGTTAATAATGGACCTACTGCAGATCCTGGATATCCAACAAAACTATTGACTATAAATCGTTCATATATACAAGAACAAGTCATAGCATATATCGATCAACAAAATCCTGGTTATACATATGATAAAGCTTTATGTTATCGAGACATCGGCACTTTTGTAGATGCTATCATCGATGACATCTCATGGGGTGGAAATCAAAATGTAGTTGATGGAGCATTAGCTTATTGGAATTCTTCAGTAAGTCTTATACCTTCATTGATAGGTCCATCAACAGATGGATTTAACTATATTAATACTATAGCACAAGACATCCTTACTAATACTAATGCAGGTAACTTACTAGGTGGAAGTCAAACACATCCGCAAGTATATGATGTAAACATAACTAATGGAGCGTCTATTCAAGCT